TGACGTAACTATTGCATCAAACAAATTTGTTGGAACTGCATCTGGAACTATGACAGTTGTGGGTGAGGGTGGTACAGCACAAACTAATCTACAACAGGGATTATCTAAAGTTTGGTCAGTTTTTGATGGAACAGCAGGGTCTATAGCTTACGCTGATAGTCTTAATACGTCAGGTCTAACTGATAATGGAACAGGCGATTATACAATCGCAATCAGCAATGACATGGCTAGTGGTAACTATGCAGTTGCATCTATGGGAGAACGATTAGGTTCTTATGAAGAGGTTAATATAAATAGACATTATTCTCACGCTTTTGCAGCAGGGTCATTTAGACTTCTTGCTAATCAAGGAACAGGGGTTACAAATCTTTATTGGGTTCAGACAATAGCACACGGAGATTTAGCATGACAGTAAAAGTGGGTGAAATACAAACCCCAGAGTTTCAAGGAACACATCTTTGGAATAGACTAGGTTGGGCAAAAGAAAATTTAGAGATGGTTCGTAGTGAGTATTGTGTTGTCTGGGAAGACCCACAAGAACCAGACGAACCAGCAAAGGTTACACATCCAGACCCCAACTGGATGGCGTGTGCATTACAAGGTGGAATCTTACCACCAGTATCTTCTTACTGGGAACTGAAAAAAGATGAGAACACGCCTGGTTTTGTCAAACACACAAGAGGGCCAGAACTATTACATAACATGAAACCGATAGATGCTATGACAGAAGAACAAGCTATTGAGTATCTCATAATGAAAGATATACCAGAACACGTTTGGAGAGATTACGAAACTGCAAACAAACCACGATTGGTTATTTGCAGAAGAGAACAACTCCCTCAGAAAAGAACATGGAGAAATGCGTGGAGAATAAAAGAAGATATAAATACTTTACAAGAGAAAGTTGCGTAGGAGATAAAGATGACAACATACATTGAAGATAAAGATGGTAACTCGATTGAATCATCGAAAGCAACATCTATGCCATCTGATAAACATTTCAGAAATGCATGGTCTTTGAGTGGAACAGTTATCTCAGAGGACATGACAGCTGCAAAGGTAATATTCAAAGATAAAATTAGACAGGTAAGAAAACCACTTCTTGAAGCACAAGATGTGTTATACATGAAGGCAATAGAAGATGGCGACTCTTCTGCACAAAGCACAGTTGCAACGAAAAAGAAAGAGTTAAGAGATGCACCAGCTGCTAGTGCAATCACAAATGCAGATACAATCACAAAATTAAAAGCTGCATGGAATACATCTCTATTAGGAACATCACCTTACGCATAGGATAAAACATGAGTACTATAAACGTAGATAATATAAAAGGTGGAGACGGAAACTCAGTAACGTCTCTTGACGTTGAGAAGATAGATACGCCAGGTGATCTGATTATTGATGTTGATGGTGGCACTATTAGTATTCAAGATGGTGGAACAGAGGTAGGAAAAATAGACACTGTTGTTGGTGATGGTGACCTCATAATTGAGTCAGTAATATCAAATGGTGATGTCAAGATAAAAGGTAATGATGGTGGAAGTGCAATAACTCCTGTGAATGTAGATATGTCTGGGAATGTCGTTTGTTTTGGAAATGACTTAGACAGACCAGCAAGTAATGCTGTCGTTGGAATTGCAGCATTTTGTGAGAATGGACATTTTCAAGTGACTACACAAGATTCTGTGGCTGTTGCTTTTGGTAGAAATGTTGATGGAGCCATTCTTGTGTTTTACGGAAATGGAACTTCAGAAGGACAAATTGCTGTATCTGGAAACACAGTATCTTATAGTGCATTTACTGGAACTCACCCATCAAGATTTTCAGATAATTCAAAACCAACTATATTGCGTGGAACTGTTTTAGAAACAATAGATGAGAAGATGGATTGGTATCTCCTTGAGTTTGAACAAGGAAAAGATAAGAGTGGCAACACACTTCCAACAACGAAAATTCCTTACTTAAAACCAGATGATAAAAATGTTGGTGATACTGTTGAGTATAATTATATTCATCCACGAACAAAAAAATCAGAGGGGATATACACAGCAAAAGTAACACTTAAAGGTGATGAAAAGCACGTTAAGTGTAAAGTGTCTGACACAGCAGATTCTACTAGAGTTTATGGTGTGTTCATGTGTTATGATGAGGAGTCAGAGACAACTGCTGATGGTGTGAACGACATCTATACTGCGGCTGTTGGTACATTTCCAGTTAGAATACATAAAGATGAAACTTTAGTAGCAGGAGATTTGATAGTATCAAATGGTGATGGAACTGCAAAAAAACAATCTGACGACATAGTAAGAACAAAAACTATTGGTAAAATTTTAGCAAACGTAAAAGTAGAAACGTACAGTGATGGTTCGTATACGTTACCATGTGCATTGTATTGTGGGTAGGAAATAAAAATGGGTAGAGCAAGACAAATCGCAAGTGCAGAAAACATGGATAGAATCCTATTGGATGCGAGTGCAGCCAGTACAGATGAGGGAGAACATCTACTCCTAGATGCAAGTGCAGCTAGTACAGATGTTGGTTTCTTTATCAACACAGAGGTTGGAACAACTGAAACTCCACCAGAGGGTTTCGTAGGAACATCAAGTATAGCCGCAGACGCAATAGACAATACGAAGATAGCAGACGATGCAGTTAAATTAGAAAACATAACAGGTGATGTTGAAATTTTGTCCAATAGAAATACTGTCATCAATGGTGCTTTCAATGTTAATCAAAGGGGTAATCAAACTGGTGCTGGTGCTTCATCAGTATATCTCTGTGATAGATTTGAAATAGATGTAGATACGGCTGCAAGAATTAACAGCACCACACCTGCTGTAACTGACTTGCCTGATTTTACAAAATGTTTGAAAATGGATGTCACAACTGCTGATACCTCAGTAGGTTCTGGTGATCTGTTCATGCTCAGAACCGCTTTTGAAGGACAAGATTTACAGCGTTACAAAAAAGGAACATCAGAAGCAAAGGGGTGGGTATTATCATATTATATGAAGGTAGACAATGGCCCATTTACTGGAACTGCAGCTTTAGAGGACGCACAAAATGATCGTCATGTAAATGCAAACTTTACTGCTACTAGTACATGGCAAAGATTTTCTCACTTCTTTCCAGCAGATTCTAGTGGCACATTAGATAATGATAACACTGATACTCTTAGACTGGTGTGGTATTTTCTTGCTGGGAGTACATATTCTAGTGGTTCAATACAAAGTGCATGGGCATCACGCTCAAATTCAAATATGGCTCCTAACACATCCAATTTTATGGGTAGCACAGATACGAACATTTACATCACTGGTATTCAGCTTGAGGCAGGAGATACTCTTACAAAATTTGAAGCTGAACCAGTTCCAACAACCCTTCGGAAATGTCAGAGGTATTTTCACACAATTCAAGCCCAACGATATGGTGGGTATGGAAGTTCAAGTGCTGCTGATTATGCAACCATACATTTTCCAGTTACAATGAGAGCAACCCCCACCATGTCAGGAGTTGGTACAGGTAGCACTGCACAAAATATTTGTGTGGATTTTGCACAGTCCTATAGAGTTGGTAATTATGCAGCTTGGCAGGAAGATGCTACGGCAGATATAGATTTTTAAGGGATAGTTATGAAATTAAATAATTATGAAATAAAAGATGCACAATATGTTAAAGACTTAAATACAGAACAAAATGTTATAGTAAATGCAACTATAGATGGGAAGGCTTGTGCAGTTCCAATGGACACTAATAACAGACACTATGCAGAAATAGTTAAACGAGTAAACGAAGGCGCACTAACAATAAAGGACGCTGACTAATGGCATATATAGGTTCACCATCAGTATCAGGATTTAGTTCAACGACTAAAGATAGATTTAGTGGTGATAACTCTACAACTGGTTTTACCCTGTCAAAGGCTGCAAATACTGGAACTGATATACAAGTATATGTAGATAATATTCGACAAGAACCAACAATTGCATATTCTGTAAGTGGTGCAACTCTCACGTTCACAGAAGCACCCCCAACTGGAACAAATAATGTTTATGTTATTCACCAACATAATTCACTTGGAACAGGAACATTACCCCCACAGGATTTAGGTTCAAAAGATTACATTTTTGGTGATGACATCTCATTCAACTCAGATGGTGCAATTGTAAACTTTGGTTTAGACTCAGAGATTAAATTGGCTCATGTTCATAATACTGGTCTTAGTTTACAATCAGATTCATCACAACTTTTATTTGGTGCAGATAACGATATCAACCTTACCCATGTTCACAATACAGGTCTTACGACTAATGGAAACCTTAGTTTAAAATCTGACAGTTCAGTATTAAAGTTTGGTGCAGATGAAGAAGTCACTTTGACACATAATCATAATACTGGACTTATACTAGGTGGTACAACTCCCTCATTAACTATAGGTGATGCTGGTGCTGAGGATACTAAAATTGTCTTTGATGGTAATGCACAGGACTACCACATAGGACTAGATGATAGTGAAGACGCTTTAATTATGGGTTTAGGTTCTACATTAGGCACAACAACACACTTCTCTATGGATTCCACTGGTGCTGTTAGAATGTTTAATCAACCAGCATTTAATGTAAATGTAAACTCTACTCAAACAATGAGTGCAGGCAGTGTAACAACTTTAAATATGGACACAGAAAGATTTGACCAAAATGCAGACTTTAATACAACCACATACAAGTTTATTGCTCCTGTAACTGGTAGATATTTTTTATCAACATTTGTAAGAATAGACCATATTGATATCTCTAGTGACTACATTGATATGAGGATTAGAACAAGCAATCATACATATCAAAATGTTTATAACTCAGACCTAGAGGCAACAGCAGACAATCCTTTTAAAACACTTACCCTTGCTGTTCTTGCAGATATGGATGCGAATGATGAAGCCTATGTTACTGTATTTGTAGAAGGTCATGTTTCAGCAAGTTCTGGTACAACATCAATAAATACAGGTGGTTCAACAGGATTTTTTGGATATCTAGCGTGTTAACGCCAATGCGAAATAACATATCCTAAAGGAGATAAAATGGCAAATCATACAAAAACAGTCACACTAACAGATATACAACAACAAATACTATCTAACGATTTGTATAATGATACAGACAATGCTGGTCTTGATTACTGGATACAAAATGCAGTAGATGGTAAAATTAATAACTGTTGGAAGAGGATGCAACAAGAATGGACAACAAAGTTAATGAATGATAGTTCTTTTACTGACCCAATCCCATCTAATCAAGAGGACTTTGTAAAACTTGTTCTTGCACGAAGTGATTATAAAAATCGCAAAGCAAGAGATGATGCATCTGGATTAAGTTAATAGGTAATACCTCTAAGGTATAATCATGTCCACAGAAAAAAAATCACAAAAAGATACCTCTGTGGATTCTGAAGAAGAGGAAGATAAACCTCCAGACAATGACCCCACTGATGATGTGTCTGATAATCTTTTA